GATAAGCTGGATAAAAATATTAAAACACGGTGGATTGATTCTAATATTAATTCGTCTTTATACACCCACGTTTGAAACTTTTCACTTGTTACCCAAAAGGCACAAACAAGAAAAACCCTATCTAAAATAAATAGGGTTATCAAAAAAGGTAAAAGTAAGGCGTGTCTCACCCTACAAAGTTATACTATTTTTTTAAATATTCGACAAACGTCGTTCTTCAAATATCATTTCTTGGTTAAAATCAAACTCCTCTTGCATTAATTCGTACTCGTCAAACTCAAAAGAATACGGATCGTTATCTAAAACGCTTTCAATGTATTCACAAATTAATTTCGTGTTTCTTTTGTTTAGGTGTTTAGAACTTATTAACGCTCCATCTTCAGCATATAAGTCGTATTTACTTAGTTTAACCGTTACACTGTCTAATTCACCGTCTTTTAGTATCCATTCAGGTGTAAATTGAAACTGCATTTCTTTACCTTTGCCGCAGTCAATATCAAAATACCCTACTCCGTTGTTAACTTCAATGTTTTTTACTGTTGTGTTTCGTGTTTTCATAGCTCTTTATTTAATTATTTCATCAAAATTAATATAACTTTTTAAATAAACAATACTTTGAATAAAAAAAAATGCGGAATTTTTTACGTTCCGCAATTCATTTGCTTTGCCGAGCCTATTTATTTGAATCTAAAAACTTTCCTATTCGTTCTATTGTAGCAGTGTTTATTGTTTTTCCCTTCAGGAACGTGTGAATGTTACTTTGGTGTAATTTAGCTTCTAAACAAAACTTGTTTAGTGTTATTCCTTTGCTTTGAATATACCGCCAAATTAACGTTCGTGTTACATTATTTATGTTAGCTACTATCTTTTCCTCTTTCATAGCTTAAAAGTTATTTAAAAAGTCTGAAATATCATTGCTTTTAGTATTCGTGTTTTGTTCGTCAACTGGTTTAACAGATAAACTTAAATATCCTTTGCCTTGACCTGTTTGTTTTTTCCATGCGCTGATATAAAATTCACGCCCTAAAATTGTTACTTTACCGTTTAAATCCGGGTGCGTTTCTTTCGTCTTTTTGTCGTTTGTAAATAACGCTCCGCTGTTGTCTCTCTTTTCCATTTTATTTTACTTTTAATTTTAACATTTTAATTACTAAAGAATCAGCGTTTACAGTACCGCCTTCATCTGTTACGCTTGTTAGTGCTTTTACTAATTGCTTTATTTCTTTAAGTTCTTTTTTTAATTCTTGTATCTCTTGGTTAACTTCTGGATTCATATTACTTGAATTAAGTTGTTATAATATTCTCTACATTCTTCTATTCGTGTTTTAATAGCTTCTATTACTTTTTCGTCTCGCTTAATTACGTGCGTTTTAACACGCTTTTCCTTAGGTACATGCATGAAAGTATGTTTGGCTTCTACAAAGTCTATTATATCGTCGTTTTCGTCTATTTCGTTTCTTCGCCAGTGTTCCCTTCTTATTTCGTCTCTAACGATTTGCAAAGGTGTATCAATTAAACAGTAACATAATAACGCTTCGTCTTTCCCGGTCAAATACATATAACCTTGTAATTGAAAATAGTAATCTTTGTTTTTTACTTCGTCTTCTACTACCTTTTCAAAAAACGTAAACGCATCCCAGCTACTTTTAACGTCTATTAATACGTCCGTGTTTACGTCAGGTATTCCAGTTAGATAATCGTTTTCTAACTTTTCTTCATTCTTGTAAATAAAACCTACATCTAAAACATCGTTAACAAGCGCTATCGCTTCAGCTTCTACTTCGTTCCCTTTGTCCGTGTACCTTGACCAAAACTCTTTGTGAATATTGTATTTTTCTTCAACTGCTAATTCAAGTAAATAAGTTTTAGTAGTTTGAGAAAGACGCTCCCCCTTGGTTCGGGGGTTTGTCATAATTTTTCCTATTTGTGAACATCGTATTTTCATAATTTTATAAAATCTATTGATTCTGAATAATAACCATTACTTGCTCCATACCAACGAATATCCACATATCCTTTAATAGTTGCTAATTTGTAAAATGTCCAAGTAAAAGATTCAGGTTTGCTTTCTCCGTTTTCATTTCTATAATTCCACTCATAATCTTTTAATCCGTCTTCTAATTTGAAAGAATTTTCAAAATCTTCTTCAAATTTTTTATTACTTACTTCTTCTGCTATTAAAATTTGACTTCCTATTAAATCGTTTATATCTCCGTTAATGTCGTCAATACAAACGTATTCACAACAGTCTTGGTTATGATACATTTTATATTGTGTTGCATCACTACAAGTAAATAAAATTTCATCTAATTCATTATTCACATGAATATAAAGTAATGTTTTACCTATTAATTCGCTTATATCCATTCTCATAGCGCTTTCAATTGTTCAGGTGTTAAATCAAATTTAGCTCGTAGTTCTTCAGCAGTAAATTTATTTTCTTGAATTGCTTTTAATGCTTCGAGAAATCTTTTGTTGTCTAACGTTTCCGCTTTTTTATTGTCTTTTGAATCTGGGTCGTTTTCTGTTTCATCAATTAAGAATAAACCGTTTAATGCGTATTTACGTGCGTAGCTCGAAGCCGTGCCAGTTGTTTGTTCGCTTGACATTCCTTTGTGTTCGCTTAATTCAGCATAGGCATTTACTTTAATTTCTCCATCCGTGTTAATCAAAGTTGCAGTTGCTTTTAAAAATAACCTACTACCAACCTCTACTACTTCGTCAGTGAGTATTAATACACTTTCGTATTTGTATAAAATAGGTTTTGCAGATTCAAGTATTTGTTCCGCACTACGATATTTGAAGCCGCCAAATTTGTTGAAGCTCCCTTTAGGGCATTTTAATTCCGCCTGAATTTTAGTTAACTGTTTCATGTTATTTTGTGTTTTGTGTTATGCAAATTTAATAATAATTTTTAATATAACTATAAATAAAAAAAATATTTATAGAAATTTCTTTAATCCTTGCACCGCATTCTCAATTGAGTTAGCTCGTTCCTGAAGGCTTATAATTTGTTGTTGAATAGTGAGTTTACAATCGCTTGTAAAATATCCGTGTGACGTTGCTATTAAGGGAATTAAGCTATTTGAACGAATGTAGTTAACCATTTTGCGTAAACGTACGCCAGTCATTTTGATTTTGTATCCGTTGTTTTGTAGATATTGGTTCATTCGTGTTACTATTAATTCGCTTTTTATCGGATTGTTTTTCTTGTACTGTCTAAATCCGTGAATTACTATATTTAGTATTTCCATTTCTTCAGCTGTTAATTCGCTGGTGTATTCTTCAAAATTTGTTATCATAATTTTCCGTTATCTGCAAATGAATAAAAAGAATCAGCCGTTAAAATAACGTGATCTAAAACAGTTGAATCCACTAAATTACAAAGCTGTTGTAAATCCTTAGTGATGTTTAAATCCGCTTGGCTTGGGTTTGCGTTTCCGCTTGGGTGGTTATGCGCTAAAATTATTCCACTTGCGAGGCTTTCAACTACGTACTTTAATAGTATTTTTTTATCGACTACGGTTCCAACAATTCCGCCTTGTGAAATTTTAGCATATCCAATAGTTTCGTTTGCCCTATTCAAAAGTAAAATAAAAAAACTTTCGAATATTTCTAAATCGTCACCGTAAAATTGGCGTATGAATTTTTCTGCGCTTTCAGATCCTGTAATTTTTACTTTCGTGAATTCAGAATCAGTTACTTTTAAATCGAATTTCTTTGCTTTCATAACCTTTTGTTTTTAATTATTGTCAAATTTAATATAAATTATTAATATAATTCTATTTCCTTACATTTTTTTTTATAAGTTGCTATAATTTCTTTTAGTTCCTCGATCGTGAACTTTCGTGTTTTTGTAGCTTCAGCGCTTAAATTCTCAAATTCTTCTATTCCTATTTTCTTTAATAGGTTTTCACGGTAGTAAATTAAGTTACCCGAAAGAAAAGTATTGCAGTGTTCGCATTGTAAATGTACATTTCGTTCGTCAAAACGTACAGACCAATGATTATTTGCATTGTAGAAGTGTCCAGCATTTTCTTTTAACGGCTTTTTTTGACACGAAATACAAACGTTCCCAGCATCACGTAAACGAATATATTTGTTGAATACTTGCTGCGCTAATTTTATATAGTCCTGAATAGTCATTAAATCGACTTTTAACTTCGCTTTTTTCTTTTGCCAGTTCTTTTGTTTTACATCGTTTATCCATTCAGTTACGCAACTTGGTTCAAAACAATTCTTTTGTAGGCTTGTAATCGGTGAAAAGACGGACTTACAATATTTACATTTTCGTGTTTTCATATCTCGATGTTAACGTTGATTTGTTCTAAATGCCTAATCTTTTGTTTTAGCTGCATTATTTCTATTTCCATTTGAAACTGTTTTTTATTACTTGCCTGAAGTAGTTTGTCTACGTGCTCAAAGTATAACACCGCTTCACCTACTTCGGTTAAACTCTTTTCCATTGAATCAATTAAATCTTTTCTGTGTCCGTGTTTTTCTTTGATGTTATCTAAAGAATTTTGAATCTTTAAATAAACAGTCCATAAACCGGTTTTTCTTTTTATCATTTCTAACATAATTCTATTTTTAAATTCCACAATACCCACTATCACAATCAGTAAAATCTTCGTCAAATAATTCTAATTGTGTTTTGTAACTTTTTATTCTTTCGTATGTAATACCGCTTTTAAAAGTACATCCGTTTTTTTGTTCCATTTCAATAAACCAGTTAAATTGTTTTTCGGCTTTGTTACTCATGTGCTTTAACATTAACTCGCTACGATGAAAACATCCTACACAATTATTTTGATAAGCAAAACGAACGGGTTTGCCTTTCCAGTAATTTTCAATAGTATCTTTAAAAATAGCATCTTTAATTAACGGAAATTCAACTTGTCTATACGGTAAATCTTTCCATTTGTTTCGACCGTTTTTTTCTCCTACCTTAAATTTAAAATCTTCTATTCCGTTAACTTGTCTTTCAATCATTCTATTAGCCCGTGAAAGTTCGTTGGCTCTAAACCCTATTCTCATTTTTACGGGTAGTTCCGTGTTTTCATAGCACCATTGAGCAATTGGTTTTATCTTCATATCTACGGTGCAAAATCTACTCATTATATTCGGTAAATAATTACCGTGTTTTTGTATAACATTTTCAAAAGTGTTTGCGCTTAACCAAATTATTTCACTTCCGATGAATTGTTCTAAATCTAACATCGTGTAAATTATAGCATCTTCTTCTAACGTTCCGATAAATTCAGTTCCTATTTTATCGCTTACAATTTGTCTTATTTTAGAATCAGGAAATAAACATTTTTTATCGTCAGTTCTTACCAATGCAAATACATTGTAATCAGCTGGGTAATTTGCTGCTATATAGCTTGACGTTTTACCACCGCTTAATGAGTTTACTGTTTTCATAATTAAAATGGCATTTCGGGGTTACCGTCTTTATTTATTCTTGGTTCTAATTCTTTAAAAGCTCCTTGCTTCATTCTTTCACTAAACGAAAGTAATTCTTTTCCGTTTACTATATCAGGCTTTGAAGTAGGAAAACTGTTTGAAATTGGTTTAGGTTCGTGTTTACTTCGATTAGCATATATTTTATTATCAGCAAAATCTTTAATGTAGTATTGATATTTTTCTACGTCTAAAAATAGTTTGTAAGTTCCGTTTCTTGAAACGCCTTTAGGCTTGCTTTTAGCCACTTTTAAATGCACTTCGTTTTCTTGTGCTATATTACCATCGTTTAAAATTAAACCCGTTGGTGGTCGCCAAGGAATTAAAACCGTTAAACCTTTTCTAAACCATACTTGACCGCCAGCAAAATCTCGAGCGCTTGGAATAGGGTAATAACTTATTTCAACACCTTCTTGTGTTTTACCGTGTGTTAAAGGTTGGTCACGTACATGATTAATAATACAGTTGTGTCGCTTCGTCTTTCGTGCGTTTTTTCGTGCAAGTCCTAAAATTCTACTTAAATATTTATCTTCACGCCCTAAATCTTCGTGTTTAAATTCTTCAGTTAGTTCGTTCCACGGGTCAATTGTAGTAGTTTGTATTGTTATTTCTTGTGTGCGTTCAATCTCATCTACTAATTTATAAAAGCCTTCTAACGTCAAATCTTCGTCTATTGGGTCTATTACTATAAAATGGTCGTTAACAAACATTTCAGCAGCTACTTGTTCGCCTTGTGTCATTGAATTTTCGCCTATTGTGTACGGTTTACCAATATATTTATAGCATAATTCAGCGTATATTTCAGCAGCGTTACCAGTTTCAGGTGAAAATATTACGTGTTTCCAACCATGTACGCAACTTAAGTTAATTAGAAACTCAAACCATATTTCAGTTTTACCGCTTGCTGGTGCTGCCCCTATGTAAGTTGTACACCCTTCTTTCACCGTGTACGGTATTTGGTCAAAAGTCCAACCTATTGATTTACCTCGAACGTTTTTAAGGTTACGAATATCGTTTAGTTGCCCTTGTAAGTCGCTTAATCTTTTATACATATTAATCAATTATAATTCGTTGTTGTTTTATTTCGTTTTTAGGCTTTACCCAAGTTCTAATTGCAGCCTTCCAGTCTTTCATTTTGTTTTTACCAACCATCCAACCTTTTGATTCGTAAAAGTTAATAAATTTTACACCGTCAACGTCTAAATTGTTTTGCATACAATATTCTAAAACATCATTAAAAGTCGGTATTATAAACTTATTTTCTTTCTTTACATTCTTGTTAGTGGTTACTTGTTGGTTGCTCGTTGGTTGCTCGTTTGTTATTTCGTTGGTTGCTATTTGATATTTTTCGTAGCTAACTATTTGTAATATAGTGCCTTGCGAACTTGTAACGCTGGTTATTTCGTTGGTTGAAATTAGCTTGTTTAATGCAGTCCTTACTTGTTGTGAACTTAAACCCGTTTCACGTGCTAATAAATCACGGCTGGTAACAATAGAACCTACTTTTAATTCAATACCTTTAAATCTTTTTTCTTTGTGGTTAGCCTTTAAAAGTAAATGTAGAAAAACACGGAAACAATTATTATCTGAATACCATTCCCATTCTAAAATTTGCCTATGGAGTTTTATCCATCCTTGTTGATTTGTCATACTGCCCTAAATTACAAAACGCCTTTAAACTTTCGGAGGGCAGTCCTACTAATTTAAAAGCGTTCTAATAATGTCTTAAACGTTCCTGCCCGAACCGTTTACAAATATACAAATAATTTTTTAATTACCAACTATCTACATTCGTAACACAAAAATTTTCTCCTACATTTCCATCATACCATACTGATTGGTCAAAACACCAAGTCTTTAAATTACCAGAACACGAATTTCTAACTGTTAAAGAATAACAAGTGTTTCCGTTAGCACCTAAAGTTATTTCATCATTTGTAATAGTTCCACAATTACATTCTTTTTTGCAGCTGGTTAAACTTAAACAAGCTATTGCAATAATAAATACTTTTTTCATTTTACTTTTATTTTATAATTACTGTTGGTATTGCAGAATTAATTTCAAATATTTCGTCTATTTCTAATAATCCATTTGAATAAAACGCTCTGTAATACGTTAAATTCGTTTGTTGATCGTGGATTCTTTCTACTTCAGTTAAATAATATACTTTCATAATTAATCAAATTCATTATTAATTATTTTTTTTCTATTCTATATTTTCT